AAGCACACCATCTTTTATTACATTTAGAGCAAAACGACCATCTTCAGTGCCATCAGATGCATCAGCAATCCTAGAAATAATTTCAGCCCACCTAGTGTTTTCAGATGCAGAGTTTAGGCCACTAAACTGTATTTGACCCAAATAATCGAGCGTAACTCCTGCTTCTCCAGGATTTCTAAATAGCTCAAGCACTGGTCCAGAGTCAGAGTCAGTGTCAATAGTCTCAAGTATGAGGTTTGAAGTGTTGTTGGATTTAAGGAACCTGCCCGTGCCATCTACGTCCAGTTTGTACTGTGGGTCTGTTTTGGCAATCCCAAGCCAGCCGCTGCTGTTGATCCGCATGGCCTCCAACCCATCAACATCAAAACGCATAGCAGTAGTGGCGCTGAGACCATCAGGGTCAGCAGAAAGCACAAGTGACCCATCAATTGTAGAGCGGATCTTGGCGGTTGCGTCATCAGTGCCACCTGAATCTTCCATCGTAATAGTTGCTGTGCCAGATTTAACCAGAACGTCTTTCAAATTCCAAGTGTCATTTGCTTGGTCAAATTTTACGAACTCAATCCAACCATCGTTGTCTTCATTCCTAAAATAAAGAGCATTAGAACTACTGTCATACCACCATTGATTTGCATAGGTGACTGTCGGCGCAGTTGCTCCAGCGGAATTGCTGGCAAGTGCTTGGAGCGCGTCATTAAGATCAGAACGCATTGATGGAAAGCCTTGGTTGGCTAAGTTAAAATCATTCTGGCTCATGTTGTAATCTCCCTGCCAAATCCTTTGGCGATATAATCAAACGTCATTGGGTTGGTGCTTACGCTAGCACCTGTTTTAGTCGTGATTGTAAATCCCGACCTGTTCTTGTTAGTAATAACATACCTGTCGCCATCTTCCAACACAGCAGCAATACCGATGGCAGGGCTTGCCTTAAATGCCGTCGGGAAGGTCACTGATGCCGACCCAGTGTATGTAATGTCACTTTCGCTTTCAACGCGGTCTGGCATGTCTATGATTGCCCTCAACTCTCTTACGGCGGGTGCTGTCTTGTTGCTTAATGTTTTCAACTTAACTCGGAACCTAATTGCCCTCGCCGTGATGTCACCAACAATAAAATCTTGCCAATCAGACCACACTGGGGTTCCTGATGGGGAATCAAATGTGTATGCCGCCTGAGTTGTGACGGATGTGGTGTCGAATTGTGCTGGGTCTCCATCAAAATCCCCCTCATACGCATCAAAGTTTCCAGTTGCTGAGTCAAATGTGTCGGCATAATTTAAAAAAACCACGTCTAATTTAATCTTGCAACGGGCAACATAAATTTCACCAAAATCAATGTAGTCGGCAAACTTATAAGTACCATTGTTCTGTAGATCGCCCTGAGAGCCGCCACCGTCAAACAAACCAATCTCATCGTCAAAGTCACCAGACGTATCGTCGAAAAGGTTTGTTGTGTCTAAGGTAATATAACGACCCTCATCATCGTCAAGAACTACAACGTCATTGGTCGCGCCAAGGAACAAAGGGTTTTCAGTTATAGTTGAAACAACATTCAAGTTTTCAAGGTTTGATGTGTTTGTGATGACAACCACTGAGGTTGAGTTTCGACTTGGGTTTTTGCTCTTATCAATAGCCTTGATAAAATATGTTCCAGATTGGGCTGGCAATGTTGTGGAGTTTGCTGGACGCGGTATTTTCAAGATCATATCTGAGGCATTTTGATAGGATGCGTTGATCGTTTTTTCAGAATACCTGATCTTGTAGTGAGAAAGGTCAAGGTCCGCCACTGGCGTCCATGCAAGGTGCAGCGTGTTGCCAACCACGTTCGCTGAAAGGTCTTCAACATCCTGCGGTGGCTCTGAAAATAGTGTAGCATAGAAATTGGTTATGGTATTCCATTCCCCACGCACACCGATGGCGTTAATTGCTCTCGCTCTTGCGTCAAAATAGTTATCGCTTATGCCAATCGCCTCAAAGACGTTTGATGTTGATCTGCCCAGCGATTTGTATTTCGTTGTGCCACTGATCCGATATTGAGCCTCAAACTGATCTGCTTCGTCTGACCCTGTTGTCACGTCAAGCAAAAGCGCACCGACAACTTCCTCATTGACCAAACGCAACTCAGCAGACAAAGCCAAGCCGACTTCTGGCACTTCAGTGTAATCTGGCAAGGTTGAGTCATTACGCACAATTGCTTTTTCTTCAGCGTTCCAGTTGAAAGCCGCAGAACTTGTCTCACGCAATGTCATTCCAATTGTGACGCCATTGTCACCGATTTTTAGCCTCCAAGAAACCACCTCAAAAGACTTGCTTGACCAGCCGTAGTCTTCAATGGTTAGCGAAACAACGTCACCAACCTCAACGCCCATTGCAGACATGGAGAAGTCAGCGTCAAAAATCATCTGCTCACGGGCGCGGTAAAGAACCTGTTTGGCAACCCTTTGCGCCCTTATTTCGTCAGTTATCATAGGAAGTGGCAAGTCTAAAGAATTTGGCTGACCTCCATCTTGCTCAAGAAATACACTGCTTGTGATCGGCGGATAGTCTGTCTCAATGAAATCAGCATCTCCGTCGATAAACGTACCTGTAACTTGGTTAAAATTAGAAGCTCGGCTTGCGCGGGTTGGCAGGTTTATTTCTGAACGCAAATCATCCAGCGTGAATGTTTTTACTGATGCGTCAAATACTCCGACTTTTAGCTTCCACTTGCCACCAGAGAAATAAAGCGTCCCGTTGCAAGCCTGTAGCATGTCTTGAAGCGTGTTGCCGATTGTTGAAGTTGAGTTGACGACGGCGTCGATAATGTATCGCTTCTGCGTGCCAGTGCCGTCTTGCTTGCTTACATTTTCATCACAGTCATTAGCCGCCGATGCAAAGGAAGCGTTATCCACAGAACTATCGTTTAGCCCATAATCACTAACCAAATAATCCCTTATGACAAGAGCAGCATTTTTACTGAAGCCTGATGTTTGTGTTCTTGGGTCGTAAACAGCCTTGCCTTCAATTTTGGCAGTAAATGTAGGGATGCCATTGGCGAAAATATCTGCGTCATAGGTCAAGCGTACATAAAGATACGCTATGTCTTTGCCGATAAAGTTTGAGTTTGCAACTGTGTCCCTCACAAGTCCATTATCTGAAACTATTTGTGAACCAGTGTACTTTTTGATTTTTATTTTAGGGGTTATAACTGGTTGAAAGCCAGATGCAAAGGATTGTTCATGGATCGACCATCTTTTGTCAGTGACAAAACCGTCATCGTCAATGGTAACAATTTTATCATTGATATATACATCTGTTATTGCTGAAACTTCGGAACCCGCCATAGCAATAACCATGTGAAGGTTTTTATTTTTAGTTCCGCTAGTGTCAATGAAAACAACATTGCCGCCTTTGCGGACAGTTCCATAAACGTATTCGCTAGGCCCAGACGCAACCCTAGTATTAACCAAAGTTCCTTTATTTACCGTTCCAGAAGCAGAACCGCCGCCAAACGAACCTGCACTTGCACTTGGTGCAAGAGCCTTCATTACCAATGAAGTGACAGCAGTTACTGCGACGAACCCGACAACATATGCACCGACTGCAAGAGATACGCCACCTATCACAACAGTTGTTGCCGCAGTAGCAGTTGCGCCAAGAATAGCCGCACCAATAGTCACTGGGTCTCTGGGCGCAATTTCCCACTCAGAATGCCGCATGACATTAAATGGCTTCTTCATGTCCACGCCCCTTCAATATTTTCTGTTGGTAAATGTACCATATTTAAGTCGCCAAGGAAAACAGATGTAACACCTGAACAAATTCCCAAAGCGTATCCCGTTGATACAAATCGAGTTGATTTCATTGCGACAAGAGAACCTCGCGGTGGAAATCCTTCAACCTTAGTTAAATTTATGTCAAATGCCTTTATAATGTCAGGCGTTCCCCATGTGGCAATCATCAATCTGGCGAAAGCCTTTGGCCCCAGACCAACGTACTTGCCAACAAAATCATCAGCGTATCCAGCGCCTCTTGTTTCTCTCCAAGCTGCGTTTGTAAATGTAAAGCAGTCGTGAACACCAAGTTGAAAACACTTACCGTATTGGCTTGCTAGATATTCGTTTAACTTTTGCGTCCCCATATCAACTCCTTGTCCACCATTTTTTCAACAAAGTTAAAGAAACTGTCATTATTGAATCTCAACTTTTGGCTTTCTGAAGTATAGCGCCTGATGTTTGCTCTTTGCAAAGCAATCAATTTGCTCTCAATACTTAATTCAACATTGGCTTTATCACCACTGTGTTGAATTGTCATCACGTCCATAATGCCGCCAAAAACTTCTATGAAGTTATCAACGCCAACAACTCCAAACAAAACCCTTGCTTCCCTGCCCTGATATGGCTCCTGCAATGCCAGCGATATAATGCCAGACGATATGCCAGAGAGCGAAACTGTAACGCCTTTTGCGCTCAAGTCTGCAATTTCCTCAATTCCTTGAATGGCAAGCAATCCGCCAGCGCCAAGGTAAGTTTCACCGTCTATGGTTCTGTCGCCAAACCCTGTCCAAAGCCTTACGGGGGCAGTGTCAAAGTTCATCTCAAGTGCGTAAAACGGAGAAACCTCCTTTTGGCTAAGGGCGGTTACAATAGCAGCGGGGATAGTCCTTGACATCAGACATCCTCCATCGCGCTGAATGTGATGCCAAAAATGGAAACTTGGTCAATATTCCAGTTTGATTCGTTGCCGCTCAATCTCCATCTGCCCACCGCATTGGCGACCACAACTGTTGAGTTATTCAACGGGGCGGTGCGTATGTGAGGCCAAAGAGTAATTGTTGCGCCGCCACCAGAACCTGAGTTTACGTCTTGCAAAACTTGATGCAGCGTAGCAGTCGCACCAGTTCCAAGCTGTATGTAATCACCAGCCTTTAAGTAACCAGTTTTGTTTGCTGGAACGCCATCAATAATTAAATCTTCGCCAGTTTGGCTTCCACCATTTACTACAGGTGAACCTGCATTGCTTGCCGCTGTACCCAATGGGACACCGCACGTCGGATCGCCCATAAGAAATGTTCCAAACTGACCTCGCAAACTTGTCAGCCAAGAAACCCAAACCGCCGCCTGCGCACGTCGCATTGGCGGGAGCGTTACCGTTGCACCCCACATTTGGCCTGCGCTGGCTTGGGCTTGGCCAGAAAATGTAAATGGTGATCTACTGTAAGCAACAGAATTAATCGTTCTCAGATCAATAGACTGAACGCCAGTAACAGTTGGCAAGGCCAGTGGGTAAGTAATAGCCATTTTTTATCTCCCGTTTGCGCTTCGACGTTGAGCCGCAAATACCGCCGCCTTGGATGCCTCAACCATTTGCGGCAACATTCCCTGCACTTCTGATCTTGTAACGCCGTTTTCAAAAGTATTGTTCTGAATTACCGTCACGCCGTCACCGCCGCCGCCATTTACAGCAGCTTTTGATTGAGCAACACTTAGCACGCGACCAGAACTTGATGGAACAAATAATTCTCGACCATGCTCACCAGTTACATATGGGCGACCAGATTGAACTGGACCACCAGAGGCTTGACCGACAGGGGTAGGACCGCCACCAAAGGCACCAGTGATAGCACCCGAAACCATGCCAACCAACTTTTGAACAACCAAGACACGATAAAGCTCTTTAATAATGTCAGAGGCCATAGACTTAAAAGCGTCTTTGGCCGATGTTGTGCCGTCGATCATGCTCATGAAAGCATTTTCCATGCTGTCCTCAACCATGTTCATGGTGCTTTTCAAGCTTCCAGCGTCAAACCCCAAAGCCCGCAACGCTGGCGACGCTTCAAGCATTTTATTTATCATCTGAACATAGGCTTCCTCTGCAAGAGTTGCCTCATCTTTGACTTCTCTTGTTGCAGTAGATGCAGCTTTAATTGGGTTAAGAATAAGGCTGGCGGCAATAGCGGCTTTTTCATATTCCTCGCCAAGTTTTATAGCCTCAAGCCGAGCCTCTACCGCTTCGCTTGAAAAGGTGCCACCCGAAAATGGAGATGTAATTTTAGCCATCAAGGCTGTTTTTTCAGCCGCAATCCGCTCACGCTCCGCAGCTTCAGCGCCAATACTGCGCAACCTGTTTTGCTCCGTCAAAGCCTCGTTTTGCATTAGTGCAGCCGCTAGTGCTAGATCACTTTGCTGCACAACCTTGGCAAGTTCTTCCGCTGCTATATTTGACTGTATTGATGGATCAGCTTGCTTCAATGCTTGCTTTAAATTCTCAACAGCATCTTCATATTCTTTGATTCCAGTTATTTGACCAGCAACACCTGACTCTAAGTCTGGACCCATGTTTGCCTTGGCATCTCTTACAGCTTCAATTTGGCTTTGCAAAATTCCAGCGGCTTCTGCTTGCTCTATTAAACTATCAGCAAAAGCGGTAGAGACAGTAAATTCGCCCAAACCAATTTCCCTAATTTCTCTAATTTGAGAAAAAAGATCGCCAGCCCCAGCAGCAACTCTAGCCAGACCCTCTGACGCGCCAACCAAAAGAGGCGAAAGGTTGACCAACGCCGAACTGAGATTTGCGTCAATGACACGCGACATCAAATCAATTTGCGTCTGTGCTTCCTCGGCGCTGCGAATTAAATCTTCGTCGATCACAATACCAAGGGCGCGGGCTTCTTCCTGCATCCTCGCCATGCCGTTTGAGCCTTCGCGCAGCAAATTAATCATCGGCGCACCGCTGCGGCCAAACAACTGCATCGCAACGGCGGTCTTCTCCATAGGGCTTGGAATTTTGTTTATTTCGTCTGCAATCGCGCCCATTGCACCATCAAGTCCGAGACCAATTAAATCAGAGGCGTCCAAGTTAAGCGTCTTGAGCGCGTCCTTTGCTGTGCCGATACCCATAGCCGCTTCGGCCAAACCCTTGCCTAGCTTTTCAACGCTTTTGTCTAGCTCATCTTGGGTGACGCCTGCGCTTTCAGCGGTTGCCCGTAGTAATTGAAGTGCGTCCGTAGTTATGCCGATTTGGTCGGCTGTCTTGCCGATGTCATCTAGTTTGTTCGTGACTTGCTGAACGCTTGCAATAAGAGCGCCAGCCGACAGGGCTGGTATTATGGCCGCTGCGGACCTTGCCAAATTACCAAAGGCTTTGCTTGTCCTTCCAAGGCTTTTGTTTGATTGGAGGGAAAAGCGCTCAATCCGCTTTTGGTTGCGGTCCATTGCGCGGGTGAACTCTTTGTCCTTTGCGGAAAGAATTACGTTCAGTTGCTCTGCGCTAATTGCCATCGATTTGCCTCACCAGTTCGCCGTATTCACTTGCACTCATTGCTTCCGACCCCGCATCTTTGGGGCTGTGTGCATCGCTCCAGCCTTTAAAGACTAGCCATGTGTCTTTGGGAACCATATCACGAATTTCTTCAGGACGTAAGCCAATGACGATGCCGTTTGCAATCATGCTTCTGACGTTCAGTCGATCAGGTCGGCTTCCGTTGTCTTTTTTTTTGCGGTTTCGTCTCCAGCGTCAGGCATAAACGCAACACCAACGATTGCTTGTGCAATCTGAAACAAGCGCATCAAATCATCAGGCCCGCACTTTGAAACAACTTTGTCGGCGTCATTATCTTTTAAACCACCGCCGACCAAGCCCAGCGCAATGATGTCACGAACCTCTGTGGATGTTGGCTTTGCGCCACGACCAAAAAAGCCATCCCACAAGTCAAAGATGCCACGGTGCTTGTCTTCAAAACGCTCAATCTCGCGGTTGCGAAGTCGGAACGAATAGGAAGCATCGCCGATTGTCTCGACGATGCCCCCGCGTTGTGCTTCAGCAGTGATGCTCATTAAGAGGCTGCAAACGTGATTTCGCCGTTACTCTCAAGGGAGATGGAGTAAGTGACGCCGCCTTCAGTCTCGCCGCCAAATTCCAAAGAGGAAATGCGAAACGCGCCTGAATATGTTCCAAAGTCAGGAACAACAATTTGCATGTTTACAGAGTTGTCAGCAGCCATTGCGACTGTGTTCATGCGTGCCTCTGCTGTGCTGTCTTCAAAGAACCCGTCGCCAGAGACGCTCACGTTCTTCAGTCCAGCAAGCGTCGCTGTAAACAGTGCGCCCTCTGGCGATGTGCAGTCTGGTGTTGTAACATCAATGGATGAGTTATTGATAGTCAACGATTTTGAGTTTAGGCCGCAAAGGTTTGTAAATGCCTCTGCACCGCCAGCGCCGTCGCCAATTTTGACCAGCAGGGCGCGTCCGAGTTGTTTAGCCATGTCTGGCCTCCATTTTTTTGCGCCTGCCCAGAGCGCGGAATTTAGGCGGTGTCTTCAAGCATTGCCTGAAGAACAATGACAGCCGTGTGACCACGACCCCCACTATCTCTTGTAACCGAAAAAGTCTCGAATATCAATTCAACCAAGTTAAACCCAGCAACTGAAACGGCGCTTTCCTGACGGTGCAAAGCGTTCTTGACTGCTTCGACTATCTGAACGGCCTCAACACGCCCTGACGGGCTGCGAGAATGAGCCTCAAAGGTTACATCAACCAATGCGCCTTCGATTGTGTCTGTGTCAAATGCGTTTGGGGATATTTCACCAAAGCGCAGGTATGGGAAAACCGCGTCTTGCGGTGGCTCATCATAAATGCGGGCGCTCACGATGCCAGCAATAGTGCTGTCAGAAGCCAACGTCGCACGCAGACCTTTTTGGAGAGCAAGTGCAAAGCCATCAGCCATTGGTGGCCTCCTTAATTCCGCGTTTAATTGCAGCCTTCATACTCTTTTTAAACTTTGGACCCTGAAGTTTCTGAGCCAAACGAATGTATGGTTGCGCCTCAGTCGTTCCACGGTTGCCTTTTGTGCGACCAAATTCAACAGCCTTGGCTTTTATCTGTGCCTCTTTAGTCTTTGGGGCCGCTTCAACCGATCCAATGTGTTCGTCTTTTTTGTTTTCATACTTGGTATGAATCCAACCTTTAAGCTCGCCAGATGCGACAGGCACAAGATTTCGAGCCAGCCTTGCAGTCGCCTCAGTTTGGCGCTTGATGGTCTTGACGATCTGACGTTCAACTGCGTCAGGCATTTTGTCAAATTGCTTCATCAATTTTTTAGCGCCTGTCACCTTCATGATGCGACGCCTTTTTCAAGAACGAACTCAAGCATAGTGTCTTTTGCGTCGATCTGGATCACGTTCTTGATCGCCCACGTAATACCGCGAGCCACAACACGATCAGCCGCTGTGACAGTGTCTGTGAGGCTGTCAGAGCGCACGCGCATCGTCGCAAGGTTGTTATCCTCAAGAACGCCGCCCGAAATCTTTTCCTTGCCTTTTTGCTCGCGCAAATCAGCAGAGCGGTAAGCCAAAGAAGCCCAACCGCCGTATGTGTTGCCATAAGCGTCAACGGAGTTTTCGGCCATCCGCTGAAATTCTACGCGCTCGCGTAATAGGCCAGCCTTAACCATACCAAGAAACCCGACTGATGTTCAGCAGTTCCTCGAAGCCGTAGGGGATGTTTTTTGATATAGTTCCAACAAGTTCGTTTTCCCGATGGTCATACCAATGACCCACAAGCAACATCAAAGCGTGACGGATGCTCTGAGGAACGTCAGTCGTTGCATCGCCATATCCAATCTCATATTCAATGCGGATTGCGTCTGGTCTATTCTGCGCAACAGGCCACGAAAAGCCGTCCTTTGGGCCAACCGTTGAGTCAAAATCAGTGCCAAATGTTTGATAGTTTGTCAGCGTATCGGTCTGCAATACGCCATCCAGATCATAATATT